GCCATCTGTGGACGAAGAGGGGCCGCCCATGGTGCCAGCCGGTCCCTGCGGCCCGGTAGGACCTGCGGGGCCGGTGCTGCCATTGGGCCCGGTCGGGTCGGTCGCGCCGGTTGGTCCTGCCGGCCCAGTCGCTCCGGTTGCGCCCGTCAATCCAGTTGCACCGGTCGGCCCCGTGGGTCCAGTCGCGCCGGTCGCTCCGGTGGCACCTGTCGCGCCAGTTGCACCCACCGGTCCGGCCGATCCCGTGCGCGTCACCTTGAGGACCAGTGTGATCCTCTGGGCGGCGGTGTTGCTCTGCACGTTGAAGGCGAGCACGTCGCCAGCGGCAATGCTGGTCGTCCAACCCGCGAGCGTCGCATCCTGGTAGGTCTGGCCCGTCGCCAGCGTGGGCAGATCGGAGGCGCAGATCGAGTTGCCAACCAGCGGCGGGTACCCCGACGCGATATTGAGCTTCCAAATGTCGATGACTGCCGACGCGGTCTGATCCGCAAGCAGCGTGACTTCCGTGATGGTGCAGGGGAAATCGACCGAGAGATAGCCCGCCACGCCAGCGACGATGGCCACGCCGCCGCCGTCGATGACGAAGGTAATATCGGCGGGTCCGGGAGTTGTCGGAGCGGGGAAGGAGGCCAGCGTAACACCGGAGTCCTTTATCAGCTTGCCAGTTGTGCCGTCGTAAACCGCTATATCTCCATCCGCCGCGGAGGCAGGACCGTTCACATCACCGCCGCCACCAGACGCAGCCGCAACCAGCGGCGCGGGGCCGGTCGTAACGGTCCAGGTCGAGCCAGTCGCCGGAGCCGTGAGCGCCAGCGTCCCAAGTTCCGCCGTGCTATCGAGCAAACACTCCTGCGTTGCGCCGCCCTGGAACGTATCTCCCGGCGCCGCCTGCACCACCGTGTAGCTCAGCCCACTGCTGATCCCGGCGTTAAGCTTTTGGATCGTGATTCTGTTGTTGGGCTGACCCCCAATTGGCAATAGGCTCACAACAGAATGGCCAGGGATATTGACGGTCGTCCCGCTGGCATAGGCGGCCGCCGTTGTTCCGGCCACCCCGCGGACGCAAACCAGATTTGCCGCTCCTACCGTGCCGCCGTTGGCCTCGACGGACAGCATTTCCGTGCCGATCTGTATCCAGGCGCCATTGACCACGTACTCGCCATCGGCAACCGGGATGGTGTTGGTCGTGGCTGAGACAGCCTCGGTAAGCGTGGTGGTGTGCGGAGACGCGCTCCCGTCATTGACGAGCAGCAGGCCATCCGTCATGGACTGGTTGGACGAAGCCAGGATGAGCCGGGTGCCGCCGGCGCCGAAACTGTAAACCTCGCGCTTCGGGGATACGGCCAGACTCGATTCCTGGCCGGACGCGCTCACGGTCTTCACCACAATCAGGACCGTCTCCCCGAGCACATTGTTGATGGCCGGAGTCATCACCACCGGAATGGACGCCTGCGAGTTCGAAATCGGCCCAGTGGCGTAATCCGCAAAGACGTTGTAGCCCTGGAGCACGATCCCGATGGAGGTTGCATCCAGCGGAACGGCGAAGGGCATGGTGGTGATCGATGTGGCGTCGTTGGCGGTGATAACTTGGATCTGCCCGGCGCCGGTACCGTATAAAACCAGGAAGTAATTTCCCACCTCCACGCCGGGCGCCAAGCCAAGTCCGCTGTGCTCCAGGGGGTTATCCCAAAGCGTGTCGATGATCTGGTTGCCGGCTATCGAAGTGGGCAGGGACCGCAAGACCACCAAATCCCCCGCGACGATTCCCACGCTGGTGGGGTCCTGCGAAACCGTAAATACCCCCGCCGTGGTTGCGGCCGTGACGGTGAAATTCGCCACCGGAATGACGCTGCCGTCGCCCTTGCCAATGATCGAGAGCACGCGGCCCACGCAGAGGGCGCACTGGGCTGTCGTCCAAGTGCCGCCAAGCGTCAACGTACTGGACGTCACACCCACAAGCGCGGTCCCGAGCACGCCGGAATGGGCGATGAGGTACAACTCGGCATCCAGCGTTTTTACCAGCGGGTCCAGCGTGTAGCCCGTTGGTGCAGGCCCCACGTTGACCGGGAGGTAGCCGGTGATCTTTGCAGTGGAGAGAACCACACCCGCCGCATTGGCCGAGTAGACAACTTGCGCGGTGAACGTCAGACCAGGGCCGAACGCGTCGCCCGCCAGAGGGGTGGCGTATTTCGGACTCCAGGGAAGCAGCGCGCCGCTGGCCACGCCATTGCCCGCAAGTATGGACGCCTTACCCATGGATCTTCACCACCGTGTATGCCCCCAGGAAAGTCAAAGTGATTTGCGTTGAGCCGTCATCGAACGTGTCCCCGGCAGTCGTCTGAACCGCCACTGTGTTGGTGTCGCCGGTTACCTTGACTACCAGCACCTCTTGGTTCGGGACTTCGGAAAACGGCAGCATCGTGTAGGTGAGGTCGCCTGCGGTCGTATCGCAAAGCACCAGGCCATCGGTCGCGAGCATCGTGCTGCTGGCCGTGATGGTGCGGGTTCCCTGCGCCCCGTAGATCCAGTCCTCGCGAATGGGCGCGTCGCCGTCCGAAGACTCGACGCCGTTCACATCCACCGTGAAGCCTGCGATTACGACGGGCTGCTGGAGGAAGTTTCCGGCTGGCACGCTGATGGACACAGGCGTGGCCGGGCTGCCGTTATCGATGCTGGTGGAATCAGCGGAATAGGACCAGGTCGGCTCCTCGACGATCCACACCGAGGTGTGATCCATCGGCATGGGAAGATCCCAGGTGATCTGGGTGGCGGTGTTCGCGACGATGTTCCGCGGCGGCGTTCCGCGCCCGGTGCCCGCAATCACGCGGATCAGACAGCCCACCAGCGAGCCCGGCACGAGGCCGGTGTAGTTGCTGGTGACGTTCTTGTAGCCGGAATCCGTAATCTGGGTCGGATTCGCCGTGTTGGCCGCGTCGGCCAGGTTCCGAATCACGATGGCGTCGCCCACTCGCACAAAGGGCTGGCCGGTATTCGGGTCGGTCGCGGTCGGGTCCGGCGAAACCGTGAGCGTCCCGGTCGCGGCGTCGTAGCCGGTGATGTTGAAGCTCGCGAAAGGCGTTAGGCCGGTCGGGCGTCCGATCACGGAAACGATGCGGCCGACTGGATTGAACGGCGTCGCGGGCGGGCTGGTGTCGATCAGCCAATCCGACTGAATATTCCCGGAGGTGATGCCCATGACTTCCACGCCGGCCACACCGTTGTTGATGCTGAGCTTGGCCTTGACCCGCACCCGAGCCACATTGGGGGACGGCAGCGCCCAGGTGGAGCGCGTAAACGGGCCGCCCATGTTCAACGTGCCCGGCGTATAGGTGAAGTTAGCTCCGGCGGTAAGGCCGCCGTTCGATTGCGCACAGATGAGGTCATCCTGCGTCGAGACGAAGACGAAATAGCCGGTCAATCCCGCGACCGCCGGCCAAATGATGTTCGTCAGGCTGAACGAGTTCGTGTTCGTTCCCGGCGGAATTTGCACGATGGCGATAGCGGAGGGCGGTGAGGGCAACCCGCTTGCATCGACTGCGCAAACCGCGACCCGCAGTGTGACGCCGCCTGGAATCGATCCACCCGTCGTGCTCTCGGTTATGCCGCCGATAATGGGCGGCACGACCGCGACAGGGCTGAATTCATTGACCGGGAGCTTACCGGTAACGACCAACTCGGCGGTAGCAGCCCCGCTCGCCTCGACGGGATATTCCTGATCGCTGGCGAAATTCCACTCGCCCGGAAACAGCGCGTCGTTGGCCGGCGCCTGGATCTGGTAGGGCGCCCAGGCCGGGCCGGACGGGATCGGGTAATTCATCCCAGGCAACGGGAGCGGCAACGTCCCGGTGACGGGCGGCCCCTGCGTCAAGTCGTACATCGACGGCGTCACTGTCTTGAGCCCGATTTGAACGGACCAGTCCTTCATCAGCCGCCAGGAGACGATGCGGAAGACACCATAGCCGGTCGGGTTGGTAGTGGAGACGAGATCCGGGTGCGTGAGCGAGACGACCTGGCCGACTTCGGTATTGAGCGCGAGGATGGTGGTTCCAAACTGCCCCTGGCGCGCGGCCGTCCACTCGGCCACGTTCACACCGCCCAGTTCTTCGCGCGTGCGAATCGCGGCCAGGCGCAAGGCCTGCGAGAGCGTCGAGCAGCCGACCGAATGCTGGCGCTTCGTCAGCGGAGAACCGGCACGGCCGTAATAGGAGGCGTGCGTCTTGTCCTGATACTCGGCGGTGTTTAGCTGATACTGATACGCAACATCGGCGTAATCGATCAGCAGGTGCTCGAACGTCGGCTCGATGGGCCGGAGGGTCAGGCTCTGGAACAGCATGTTGCCCAGCGTGAAGGCGTCGGTTGGAACCGCGTTCCACCGGCAACCGAGCTTCAGCTTGCCGAACTCCCAGGTGTAATAGCCCAGGCCCACCGCCAGAATCTCGGTGAGCCAATCGCGGAACGGCTTCTGCTGGCTAAGGCAACCCTGAAACTGGAACTGCAACTCGTTCCCATTGGCAGGCGTGTAAAGCTGCACCGAGCCATTCTTTATGCCAGCCTTGCCCATGTTCTGGCTGTTGCTGTTGAGGCCGGGAACACAGAAACGCGTGCCATCGAGCACCGTTATCGTCCACTGCGCGCCGACCACGCCGCCCCACCAGCCGCCCGGATTCCCGTACATGTCCACCGCCGTGCCGAGAATCAGCACCATGTCGCCGGTGCTCATCCCCGAGGTGCTCGGGGCACTGAAAATGGTCGGGTTGCCACAGGTGATGCCGGTGATGGGAAGCGTGGCGCCGATAGGGATCTGGTCGCTCTGCGACTGCACAATCGGAGAAACCAGCGTGTCCGCGATCTCGGCGGTGCCGCTGCCGTCGCCCACGTAAACCGACGACAAAACAAACTTCGATAGCTGGTTTGCGATCGTCGTGCTGGAGTCGTTCGCTTGAGGCGCAAGGCCGATGGCGCGCAGGAAGCTGTTCACCGCGATCCAGAACGGGTTTCTCATGCCCGCAACCCAGGAGGGGTTCCCCGACGCGTCCCAGGTCCGGCCGCTCAGCCCCAGTGCAATCGGCACTTCCATGTCGTGCTGATCGAGGAGCGACGGCTGCACGCCCGATGGGTCCGTGCGCCGGATCTCGGTAAAGGCTGTGCCCGCCGCGGCGCCGGTCAGGAGGGTCGGCGAGGGCCACGGCGACCCGTTCGTCGCGCCAGCCGGCGCCTGGCTCAGCGAAAAACCCTCCCAGTTATCGACAATATCGGGAGGATCGTTCCCGACAGACTGCCGCAAACCGGATTGGCTGTTCGTCAGGATTTGCGTATTGCCGTTCACCGTGAAGCCAATCGCAGTTTGCCCGTCGAGCATCGGCGCGATGATGTAGCGGAAGCCGTCCAGATTCTGGAATGTGGTCATCGGGGTATAGAGGCCGATCGGCCCCAACCCGATGATTCCCAGTGCGTCGTAGAAGTCGCTCTCGTCGCGTCCCGCGATCAGGAGCGCCTTGGCGATAAACGAGCGGCTCGCGTCGCCGTCATAGTTGCACCAGATCTCCGGCAACGCCTGCCCCCAGACCGTGTCCGAAATAATGCTGGTCGCGGTGATCATGCTCCGGCCGATGCCCCAGATCCCGGTGGTGTTGTCTTTGATCCGGACGCCCTGCGGCTGTGCCGGGTGGCCGCCGAAGTAGGGCCACATGCCGTGCGCGAGGCAGCCGCCGGGAAAGATCAGAGTGCCATCCGGGTTCTCGCCGGCGCTGGGATCGCATACGGAGTCCCACATGTAGTCGCAACTCAGCGGGCTGCCCGCCGCGAATCCCGGAGCAGGCGCGGTGTGTGCCGAGGCGTACGGGCAATGCAAGCCGTCGCTGAACGTCTTCCAGCAACTCCGCGAGACCACGCGATTGGGATACTGGAGCGTCGTCTGGTAAAGCCCGTCGCTCGCGCGCACGGTAAACTTCTCCGTGCCGTCCGATACGAAACCACCAGGAACGATGAAGCCCGACCACAGTTGGATGAGCGTCTCGGTGTTGACGTGATAGAGGCAAAGGTCGATGGTTGCGTTGGTAAGGTCCGTGTCGGCCGCCAGTTGGGTCATCACGCGATCCGCGTTGGCGAAAACGAACGTGGTGGTATCCGATCCGCCGGCATCCTGACTGGAGGAGAGCGATTGCGAAAGCAGCACGTCCTTCGAATCGCCGATGTCGAGAACCCGCGCAAGATAAAGCTGACTGCCGACGGTGCAGCGGCGGTCGGAAAGATAAATGTTGTCGGGGAGCGTGCTGCCCGGCTGGTTGCACTCCACGGGCCGGATGTGGATCAGCGGAATAAGCTCTTGGTCCTGCGACAGCAGAGCCGACTGCAAATCCAACGACGGAAACCGAACGCAGGTCGATGCGACCGTGTAGATTGGCGCCGTCGTCGGATCGAAGTTCTCGACGAAGGTAAGGCCCGCCTCGACCGCGTTGGTGAGGTGCTTGAGCGATAGTGGCTCGTTCTCGAAGACCACGCTGGTAGCGGTCGTAGTGCCGTCCGCGTTGGGCACGCTGTAGGTGAACGATTTCCACGGTCCCTGGACCTCGCTCCAGAAATCCTGCAGCATGTGGCGCTCGGCATAGTTCAGGTTCGTGCGCTTGAACTGGAACTTCCGCGGCCCCACCCCACCTTGAACCGCTGCTCGGTCTTCGCGTCCCGCACTCCGAACTGGTGCACGACGATAGGCCGGGCCTGCGAGAAGCCGAACGGGAAGTTCGTCACCAGATCTGGCGGGAAGGTCAGACCCGAGGCCACGGGGCCGACGACGTAGATTCGTCCGATTTGGTCAGACACGGTTAGGAATCAGTCGGTTGTTGCGATTACGGCTGCCGTCCTTGACTTCGCTTTTGTACGTATATACACTGTAGTTACGCGATGACATTCGATTGGGACAAAGCGAACACGGAGCACGTCCGGCTACACGAGATCAGCAAGAGAGAGGCCGAGGAGGTGGCAGCCGGAAACCCGGTCGAGATTGGGCAAGTGGAGCGCAACAGGGAAACAAGGACAGTGCTGATCGGGCAAACGGAACGCGGGAAGGTGCTGGTTGTAGTTACGACCCAACGTGGCGAAAAAACGCGCGTGGTTACCGCCTATCCCGCGAACCGGAGCCAACGCGCTCTCTACGTCAGAATGAAAGGAACCAAGTAAATGGCACGCAAACCTAAACACTGGTCGGAAGCCGCCACGGAGGCGGAGGAAGCCCGCTGGTGGGATGAGCATCCCGAGTACGTGACCAAAATGATGAAAAAAGGCATTGCGGACGGGACTGCCATCGTGGGGAAGCGGGCGGTGGCCGTCGTAGACAAAGCCCCGACAAAAAGCGTCAGCATACGCCTGGCCGTGTCTGACATTGAGGCAGCCAGGGGCTTGGCCGAGAAGAAGGGACTGCCCTACCAAACGTACATGAAGATGCTGCTTCATCAGGCTCTCAGCAAAGAACGTCGTGCAAGCTAACAACGGCTTTGGGATCTACTGGACTTCGACAAGTTCCAATTGCAAGCCATCGGTGCGCGCGAGACCGGTGGTCTCGCTCCAGTTACCGCGAAACACGCACCACACCGCGCCCACGACGCTCACGCCGGTGGGGTCATAGTTCGAACCCGGCGCGGCGCCAGGTACGACCGCAAACGGGTCGTAGAACGTGAACGGAATCTGGCCACCGTTGTGCGCGTCATAAAACGACTTGAGCGTGGCCAGCGCCGCGGCGTCGAGTTTCTGTGTCAGCCGCCACGTGCGCCGCGGCGTCGCGGCCAGCTGCCCACGAATGAGCGTGGCGTCGTGAAATGTGTTCTCCAGGATCGGGTACTGGCTCACTTCCGTGAAGGCAGTACAAAGTTCCTGCGGGAACACTCCCACCGGGGATGCTGCTGCGACGTTGCCGGGCATTAGCTGATAAGCAGGCCGGGATACTGGATTGCGGCCGAGTTGCTCAGCCGGCCATTGCTGTCGTCGGCCGCTCGGGACCACTGCTGCTGCACGAACTCGGCGGTCACGTACTGCTTGGTCATGAAATCGGCCGCGCCCTTGTCGCCCACAACTAGTTGTAGCATCATCGTGCCGCCGCCCATGGCTGGGTTAGTGATCTTCTCGCCGCCATGCGCCACAATCAACTGCGGCGTTCCGTAAGCACCGGGCACGGTGCCGCCCGTATCGAAGTGCGGCAGGTTGGCGTAACCGCCCGCCGTCGGCAGCGACGACGAGTAGGTGTAAGACTGCCCGTAGACGTAGGACGGGTCCTGGTAAAGCCTGCCGTTGACTTCGGAGATCGACCCCGCATGCGGCGTCGTGGCCGAGAGCGGAATCTTCTGCCCGGTGGATGCAGCGTAAAGCTCCACAAGCTGGCGGACCTCTGGCGTCCGCACCACGAGCGACACTTTCCCGCCATACTTGCCGGCCATGCCGACAACCTGGTTCGCCACATCGTTGCCAATGCTGACGTGGTAGATGTCCTTGATCAGGCGCTTCGCCTCGTTCTGCGGCGACTCGACGCCGAACGCTTTCTCCAACGCGCCCGCAGCAAATCCTGCGGCAGCACCGATGGCCGCACCAAGCGGACCACCCATTTCCAGGCCGATCATCGCGCCACCGCCGGTCGATTCCGCGACGCCGCCCCAGGTGCCGCGCCGCGATCCCATCAAGCCCGCCTGCGCCAGCATGCTTCCGCCGGTGAATAGCGCCGCGCCGGCCATGCCGTTGACGCCGGTGATGCTGCCACCGCTTGCGCCCTCGTCCGTGCCGGGCTGGCCATCGACACCCGGAATCCCCTCGTCGCCGGAGTGCGTGAAGCCGCCCCAGTTGATGTTCTTGAAGTTCTTCAGCATCCCGAGCGCGGACCCAGGCCCGCCAACGCCAGCTTGCTTCGTGCCGTTACCCACAAATGGCGGCGTGCTGGCGGCGCCCGTCCCACCAGGCAGCGGGCCGCCGCCGAAGATCGAATTGAGGTTGAAACCGCCGCCGCCCCGTCCACTGACGTTGGAGATCGACGGCGATCCGCCGCCGGTCCATCCCTCCGGGCCGAAGTTGCTCCAGTGGCTCACACCCGAGAGTGGATCACTGCCCGCGACGGCGGGCGCGGAGATCGACGGCATAGAGAGTCCAGGAAGACCCGTGGTGCCAGTCGTCGAAGCCACTGCCGGTGCGGACACGCCCATGGCAGCCGCGAGAACCGCGGTCAGGGACGCCATGACCGCGCTATTCTGCATCGTGGCAGACGTGTTCATATCCGTGGCCAGCTTCACCGGGTCTGCCTGCTTGCCACCGAAAAGCCCGCCCATCATTCCCGACAAACCGCCCTTTCCGTCCGCGCCGTAGATGATCGGGTGGAGCACGTTGGCAGTCACATTGCCCAGGCCCTCGGTCACCGGCTTGAGAAGCGATGCGTGGATGGTGTTGGCCAGTTCCCTGCCAAAGTCCTTGGGCTTGGTGAACAGCGTGTGGAACAACCCCTGCGATGTTTTCACCAGCTTATCGAGTTGTTCTTGCTGCTCGGCCGCCGCTTCTTCCGCCTCCTTGTGCCGGATCGACGCCGCCTGTTTCAAGTAGTCGATTCCTGCGACCGCGCGTTCCTCGTCGGTTTTCGCGGCCTGCAGCCGCAACTGAAGAACCTGTTTGGCCGTCTCCAGTTCGCCGCCGGGACCGTTGGTCAGCTTGACGATTTCCTCGCGGTAGCCGAGGATGGCTTTCTCAATTTGCTCTTGGGCCTTATAGCCCTCTTCCCATTCTTTGATCTGGTCCTTGCTGGGACCGACCAGGCCCAGGCGAATGTTGTCCGCGCCGGTTTTGACCGTGTCTTTCTCGACCTGCTTCTGGAACGCCTCGTCGATCTTCTTCCCCGCTGCCGATGCCTGCTCGTCGGCAGCTTTGCGGATCGCCGCAATATCCGCCTCGGAAGCCTTTACCTTCTGCGCCTGCGCCAGAAGTTGGTCCCGCTGATAGTAGATTTTCCCGAGCGTGCCCAACTCTTCCTCATCGCCCTTCTTCTCGAACTCGGCCGCCTGGTGCCGCCACTCCTTCAGTTCCTTCTCCGCTTCGACTCGCGCCTTGATCCCCGCAATGATGCCCTGCTGCTTTGCGATTTCCTTCAACGTCGGCTCATTCACCGAGGGCATCACGCCGGTCTTCAGTTCGCCCTGGAGTTCCGCGAGCTTCTTTTCCGCCAGTTCGAGTTGTTTATGTTCCTGATCCGACGCCTGCGCCGCGGCGACCATCTGATCGTTCCGCGCGATGGCGGACTGCTCGCGCCGGTGCGCGAAGCGGTCCATGGAGGCGCCATAACCCCAGCCGCCCGTTTCCTGCATCTCGATATCGGTTTTGGTCAGTTTCCCGCCAAAGAGCAGATTGCCCAGAACCTTTCCCGGCAGCGCCAGCATCTCGCCGGCCTGCGTGAGCAGCTTAAACGTCACAGAAACCGTCGCGGCCAACGGCTCTTTGATGTTCCTGGCGAAGCGCCCCCAGGAGGTTTCGACCTCCGCGAGTTCGCGCTGATACTGCTTCATGCGCGTGATTTCTTCTTCGCTGGGGCCGTAACCCTTGGCTCTCGCGATGGCCAGGTTCTCGTGAAGTTCCATGATCACCGGGATGGCCTCGACGCCGATGCGTTTGAAAATGTTCATCGCCGCCGCGTCGCGCTCGAGCGAGTTCGGCATTTTCGCCAGGCCTTCCGAGATTTCTTCCAGGACCTGCGAGGTGGGTTTCATGGCGCCGGTCGTGTCGTACATGGTGACGCCCATTTTGGCCATCGTCACCCGCGCCTTTTCGCCTTCCTTGGAGGTGTCGTCCGCCGCCCGCGACAAACCTCGCATCATCCTCTCGAAGATCGAGACATCCTGTCCGACCGCCTTCGCGGCAAAGCCGAACTGCCCGACTTCTCGTGCAGTCAGGCCCGTGCGCAATTCCACATCCTTGACCTGCGTCCCATATTCCCCGAGGCTCTTGGCCGCTTCGTAACCGGCCAATGCGATGCTACCCAGCGCGGCGGCGCCCGCGAGCACCGCAAGCCCCATCGGTCCCATGGCCGTAAGGACCCCAGTGATCGCGCCCTTGGCGGCTTCCATCGGATGTTCGATGAACTGCTTTACGCGACCGGCAAAACCGTCGAACTTACCTGCGGAGTCCATCTGCTTCTGCGTGGCGATCATCTTCTCGTAGGACCGCGTAATGGCGTCAACAGCCGCCGGTTCCTTCGCGTACCGCTGGAGAAGTTGGTCGCGCTGAGCAATGAGGCGGTCCACGCCGCTCTTACCATAGACCTCCGCCTGCTTTTCGAGCGAAGCAATAAGGCGTTGCACACTGGTCCTGGTCTGGTCCGTGATCCGGATTACCTTACCATGCGAGGACTCGGCCTTTTTCTCGAAGCTGTCGAGGCCGGTATTGGCCTTGTTGGTGATCGGCGTTACGTTATCTTCGGCTTCGAGGATTACCTTTTCGACTTGATCGCCCATGTTATGCCGCCTTCACCAGCACAATCGGGTGTTCGCCCAAAATCGCCGCAATTAGCGCCTGACGGTCGCGCGGCGACACGCCCCACTGCCGCTCCCGTTGGTTGTTGTAGAACGCTATCTGCGAAGCCGTTTGCCGGCGACCGGGTTTGGCCTCATCCAAAAACCCAATTGCCGCCCGGTTCTCGTTCGCGGTCAGGACCTTGAGGCAGCGTAGCGTATGCCCGCTCCAGGTCCAATCCCGAATGGGCTTGAGGCCGCGTGCGGTCTTGTAATCCGGGTACCCGCGTCGGCCCGGCGTCCCAGGCTTCAGCGGCGCCGCCGGCTGGTCATAGATATTCTGCCCGCTCTGAATGCGCGACCGGATCGAATCCGCCAGCAGCTGCGCGAAGCCCAGCATTTCGGGCGTAGTATAGGGCGAATAAACGAAGCGGGCGCGGCGGATGACGGTTTGGAATCTGGCCACGGCTAGCTTCCGAAAAGACGACCGGCAACTTCGTGGTACTGTAATAGCATGAGTGCTGCTTCCGTCCTCGACGGTCTCCTGGACCCCTTGGGCCGCTGCCTAGACGCCGAGTCTGCTAAGCGCGTTGTCGAGTTGCGCGTCTCCCCGCCTGTGCAGCAACGCATTGACGTGCTTGCCGAACGAGCCAACGAGGGCGTGCTTACCAGCGAAGAGGCCACTGAGTATGAGGCGTTGATCAACGCCGCGGATTTCATCTCGATCCTTAAGCTCAAGGCCCGCCAGCACCTGCGCCCGATTTGCATGTAACCCGATGGATGCCTCGACGCGCGAGTTTGTGCGGCGACGGGCGGGTGGCCGTTGCGAGTACTGCCTTCTCTCCCAAGAATACAGTGAGCTGACCCATCATATTGAACACATCGTCGCCAAACAGCATGGCGGGTCCGACGATGCCAGCAATCTGGCACTGGCGTGCCACCGGTGTAACCTGCACAAAGGGCCGAACCTAACGGCAATCGACCCAGTAACACGCGAGGTTGTTCCGCTATTTCACCCACGGAATAGCGACTGGGCTGAGCACTTCGTCTTGGAGCGCGAGCGAATCGTAGGAATCACTGCCGTTGGGCGCCCCACTGTGGAACTTCTGGCGGTGAATGATGCCCGCCGGGTAGAGCTAAGGACGCAGATCCTGAGTTCGGAAGAACAGCCCTGACGTATCCCCGACCTCAGCGCTCGGTTCTTGGTTTGCCGGCATCGATTCAGCCGCCGCGCTCCCGATAGCGGTTGCCCGGGTCGCGAACGGCATATACCGTGTTGCAGGTAGCCGGGTTACCCTCGATCTCATCGTCCGCGTATTCAAATCGGGGCGTATCGGATCACCATCTGCGATAAAATAGAGCCGTGGGAAGAGCTACCAAGAAATCGGCGCCAAGAAAGAATGGTAGTCGGCCAAGAACGGGAGTCTCCGATCTGGGCCGGGAACTACGCAAAATTTCTGACGCCTATGTGTCCTCTGGCGGCAAACTGCTTAGTCGAAGAGAGTTGGAACACGAGATCGCCGCGCGCCGGGGAATCCGGTAACGACTTCCCGCTGAAACAGTGGCGGCCTCAGCGTTGTGGATCAGCTATGCGGACCACCTGGCCAGGTGCTACGCATTCGATATCATCTCGACCAGAGCTTCCAGTACTCTCTCGTAGGAAGGCATCTGGTTGTTGGCCGTCTCCAGCACGATGACTCCGAACGAAAACTTCTTCAAGTTATGTTCGAATTCAAAGCCTTTGTCGATTGTCAGGAAAATGTCAAACCGGCCCTGGATTTGTGGAATGAGAACGTGGTCCCGCTGACCAGCCCAGCCCAAATCTCCGACCGTATCCACAGAACACTGAGGAAGAACCCGGCGAAGATGGCCTGCGAGTCGGGGATTGATGCACTCGTCGATCAGGACACGGCGCATTCGGTAGCCAAGTCCTGCACCAACTCAAGGTAACGCTCCGCCTGTTCTCGAGTGACAGTCGGGCACGCTGCAAGGAAGTCCTCTATCGTAAATCCGCTCTTGAGATCGTCCAGGAGGAGATGAACGGGAATGCGGGTTCCACGAAAGCAGGGAGTCCCGTGCATCAGGTCCGCATCGACCAAGACGATCTCACTCATACGGATTTTTGTCGCCGCGGACATTACACCTCCACGATACGAAATCCCTAGATGAGCCGCAAGCACGAACTCGCTAAGTGACCGCCGATGGGGAAGGTACTGCCATCACTTGCGAAGCAGCGGTTTCTGAAAGCGCTCAGGGTCACCTTCCCCGCTCCTAATTTGCTCCTGCCGCTCCGCCTCAATCAACTCCAGCACTCGGAACTCCTCCTCCGTGATATCTGCCAGCGTAATCGTCAACCCAAGCTGCTTCGCGTTCAGGAGCCGGAAGCACCGCCGGACCAGGCCGCCATTCGCCGTCTCCATGGCTTCGTCGAGCAGCCGCTTCGGACATTCCGGCCCGTGGCTCACGTCGATGGCTTTCCAGCCCGCACCGCACTCCGGGCAGCCATCGATTTCTTGCTTGGCGAAGTACCCGCACTTGCGGCACCGGTAGACGTGATCCGGGCACTCTTCCTCAGACTTGCAAAGCGCTGCCTGCTGCAGAGCAGCCCGGATTAGGAAATGCACGCCCGGTTCTTCCGGCCAGTCGCCGGGCGCCGTCATTCCGGGTCGTCGTCGGCCTCGATTGCGAGTTGGGCGAGGACCTCGGAAACCGCAGCCGACTTATGCACGATGGGCACCGTGCCGGCATAGCCCTCGTGTGAGACATGCAGCTTGTCGTAAAGAGCGCCGCTCGGCTCCAGGAACGCCCGTGTCTCAATCGACCGTCGAGCCGCCACAGTGCTGGTCGAGGACCGCTCGTGGTCCTGCATCTCCTTGGCGGTCGGCATGCGCAGTACGTGAACCACACGCGCGCCGGGAACTTTCATCTCGATCCGGTAATTGATGCCTTCGCGCTCGATGTTCGTTACGGTGGACCGCTCGATGCGGCCGATCACCATGCCGGCCTCGGCGTCGTCGAACTCCGGACCGTCTTTATCCAGCCGGATCTTGGCGAACAGTTCCGCGTTGACCTCGGCGAGGTGCAGATCCTCCGTCTGCGATTTCCCGCGACCCAGGAACCGCCGGACGGTGCGCTGCTGGCGGGCCCAAGAACACCATTCCTCGTCCGAAGGAAACCGCACCTCGCACCTCTTCTCGCCGCCCGACAGGATCGGCACCACAAACGGTTTGGCTGCGTCAAACAGCGGCCGGACCGTCACTTCTACTTTCGATACTTCCTTTGCGTTTTTCATGATTCCCCTAAATATGGTTCGCAGATACGAGTACTCTTTCCTTGACCGGGTTCTCCATAATGAGTACCATCTAAATGTGAAGGCGAGCGAGTTGAAGCGGCGGTTGGAGAAAGAGGGATGCAGCGTAACCGACGGAACCAGACATTGGATTGTTTCCTACCATGGCATCCAGACCACGATTCCTCGCCATCCATCCAAAGAGGTCAGGACCGGAACCTACTACGAGATCCTGAAGCAACTTGGCATAAAGAGAAAGTGATCCCATGGAATATCCCGCGCTGTACGAACAAGAAAAAGACGGCGGCTTCGTTATCACGTTCCCCGATTTCGGTTGGGGCGTCTCGCAAGGCGATGACGAAGATGACGCCAGGTCGATGGCTACCGCATTACTGCAAACTCTGGTACAGGAACACATTCGCCAAGGGACGGTGTTACCCGCGCCCGGCAAACCGCGCGGTAAGAAATACCGCATGATCCGACTTTCCGCATTGCAGAGTGCGAAAGCGGAGTTATACACGGCATTCCATGCGTCGGGCATCCACAAAGCCGAGCTGGCGCGCCGTCTCGGTATTTCCAAAGGCATCGTGGATCGGCTGTTCGACCTGAACCATAAATCGCGTCTCGACCAGATCGAAGCAGCCTTCCGCGTCATCGGGAAGGAAATTACCATCGACATCCGTGACGCGGCCTAGCCTATTGGCAAATGCCCTGTTGGGGCGTGGTCACGGTCATCGTTACCAGCCCGTTGGTTGGGTCGTAAAGCTGAACGCCGGTGATCGCCATCGTCACGATGCCATCCGTGTTTCCAAGCTCCACCACGTTGAAGCCCATTTTCTGAATGAGCATAGTGAAGGAGTTGTTCGTGTCGCGCGTCATGGTGAACGTCGCCGTCCCGGTGGTCAGGTTGATGAGGTTCGAATACTCGACCGATCCGGCCTGGACACGCACGACGAACTGCACCACGAACTTCCGGTCGCCCCACTCGAAGCGTCCCTGGATCTGGTAGCCGTCCTGCATGCCCGAGCCGGGGAAGAAGCCGGGCCGAAAGTTGTTGTCCCAGGAGGCATCCATCGAGACGAACTGCTTGCCCTCGCCGCCGGTGAGGTAGTCAACCCCGTTGAAGTTCAGGGCCGTGATCATGCCGGCGTTGAACTCGTGGGGCAGCATCACGGCGGGCAGGGTGATGCCGCTGGGCGCGGTATACTGCCCGGTCGTAACGCACTCCGCGGTGACCACGGCGCTGGCGCGGCCCGGCGCGCTCTTCACCGAGAGCTTCCAGGATTTGACCGCGCAGCCCACCAGCATCTCGTCCAGCAGCGCCGACCCGCCGGGGCGGATCTGCTGCACGAACGAGAAGTAGGGCAGTTCCAGACCTGTCGGATTGGTTGCGCCCAATGCGGGCACCACGGTATAGACGTACGGCCCGGTGCCGCTCACCACCACGTTGCCGAGGGAGAACGCCATCAGCCATGCGAGGATCTCGGAGGAGGCATACTTCGAGATCTCGAACGTCGGCATGTTGTAGTGGCTTCGGAAAAGCTCGGTCGGGAACTCGTGGCCCTTGCCGATTTCCGCCGCATCGTCCTCGTTGGTCGGAACCTTGGCCCACGGCTTGGTATTGAGATTCGTGTGCCGCCAGATAGCGGTGCCGTTGGCCGTGCCGATGGCGGTCTGCTTTCCAAAGCTCCACCCTTCCAGCAGTTCCTGGATGTTGGCCATTCTACTGGTCCTCCTTGGCCGGAACCGGCGACGCTTCTGGATGCGGCGGAGTTGGAGGTGCCGGATCCGGGGCTGCTGGAACTGGGGCCGGAGATACCGGAGGCTTCTGGGCCACAGGTGCCGGGGCCTGGCGCCAACCAGCGACGAGGTAGGGCGTGAGACGTTCAGCGGTCGCCTCGACTTCCTTCACTTCATCGCTGTGTGGGGCACGTAGGAAAACGCTTGCCATAGTGCTTGTCCTTTCGCTTAGGGATTGGTTGCCTCAATCAGCGCCACAGGGACCTCGAAGTATTCGAAGGTGGCGCCGTCCTCACTGATCACGACCGTGTTGCGCTGCGCCGACGGCAGGTAGAAATCCATCGGCTCGCAGGCCGGATCTACGTTGGTGTGCAGCATTTTGAGCGTGCTGCCCTCCGGAATGTCGTTCACGATCCAGTTGAATAAGTCCTCGTAGCCAACGTCCGGAGTCTCCGGCGCCTTGAGATAGATCGAGAACTTGTGGACGAAGACCAGTGCGGAACCAAGGCGGCCCGGCCCACTGCTATGCCAGGCGACCATGATCGAGCCGGGCGGCATGTTGATGATCGCCAGGCGGATATTGTTCTGCGTCTGCTTGCCGAAGACGACGCGGTTCTCAGAATAGAACTGGATGTTGCTGGCGTCGCCAAGGGCCTCGACCAGGTTGGGAAGGGCTTGGAGCGCCGTGACCCATTCCGCAAGAATCGTTTTCGGGTTAATCATGAAGCAGGTGGAGGCGCGGGCGTCGCCCGCAGGCTCAACGTGATTTCGACCAAGCCGTACGGGTCGGGCTGGCGCGCGGTCATCACCACGAACTGCGATCCCCAAGCGGTAACCACGTCGCCACGCTGTGGAAAATTCGGAAGGTCCGCGGGATTCACGGAAATCTCTTCCATGTTCGACGCGCCGCCGGATTCATCTCGCACACGCGCGTGGCGGATGGCGGTGATCGTCAGGGGACCGCCGTTTGCGGCGCCGCCCTGCATGGGCTGATACACCACCGGCTCGCCGAAGGCATCTTGCATGACGCTGTTTGCCGCAGCGTCGATCGCGGACCAATAGGACATAGACAATAGTCGGGATAGGTTGATGGAGAAATTCCTGGAATGCCGTTTCACGACCGCAACGTGGCTATTCTTCCACCTACGCCGCGAATCCACGCTTTCCGCCGGCTCTGCGCTCCTGCAAAACCAGGTATGCGTACATGGCAATTGTGCCAACGGAAAAGACCAAGTTGAAGGCCAGATTGTAATGGTAGCGCGGGGAAGGAGGCCGAAGCATCATCTCGCCAACTGAACCGCATATCGCTGCGTATTCGAGCCACCGCCGTCTGCGGCCGAAACGACGAAGGTGCATTAGGGTCCGTTTGCGCGAGCGATATGCGACCGCAGACAAGATCATAGCTGCACCGTCCGTAATGAGTTCGGGAATGATCGGGGGCCTTAGGCCGCCGACTATTAAGGCAATCCCAAGATATAGAACAATTGCCGATCCGATCAGACGCTTCCACGATCCCGGAACCGAGCGCCTGATCAGTGAGGAACTCGGATCAGTGAATACGAAACCGCACTCGCATCGCTCGGAACCAGGAGGACTCAGCAAGCCACATCGGGTGCATTGAACGGGCTGCATGTGCTGTGTTTCGCGAGCCATCTTCCTCTGTATTGTATCGCCACCAAGAAGAGTGATAAGTGGAGTTCTGTGGTGTTTAATCGCCTATGAACTTCAAGTATGTATAGACCTCGTCGCAGCAGCGACGGGATAGGGATGCGACAGCCGAAACAACGGCTTGTTCGTCTGCGGCTTGGCGCTAAGCGATAGGGCCGCGTCAACTGCGCTCGCACTAGTTTTCTTACGTGACCCCCGTCTATCATCCGCTCACCGCGCAATGGCGCTTATATAATGATGCGGGGCGGCACCATGGCCGCCCCAGAATTGACGCAATGCTCAGAACGCCGGATTCAGCCGCACCCGGACCGTCGCGTCGCCGGCATTGCCGCCCGGCGCGTTCACGCCGATCGGCTGGCTCAGAACCGCCACGCCGATCTTCTTGTTTCCGGTCTCCGTGGAGGTAGCGACTTTGTTCGTGTTGTCCCAGTACACGTAATCGCCGTTGGCAAAGGTGCTGGCATCCTTCGCCAGATCGAAAACACCCTCGACGGCGATTTCCATGCTGTCGCCCAGGTTTTGGTTGTTCACCGCAATCCCGAACACGTAGCCGGTGCCCGAAACCTCCACCCCGCCACCGGAGTTCACGTTGTAGGGCGCGACCACCGTTACCGTTCTCCCTTGCTGCACGTAATTCTGCATAGTTCCTTTCTCCTGTTCCGAGCAGGCCGGCTCACACCGCCCCGCTCTGTTTGGTTGCCCTACGTCGGCCGCGCCCCTACTGCCCGGCATTCTGCTGCAGCCCGCGGTAATCGATCGCCGCCGCGCCGAAATCCATGCGGGCTTTGATCTCGACGCCGTCGACCTCGAAGCCCTGTTTGGTTTCGATGTACACGCCCTGCTGCCCTTCCAGGTAGCAGTACTCGACGGTGTCGACCTGCGCCGGGTCCGCGATCAGATACCAGGACGTCGTGCTGTTGGCATCCAGGCGCGGTTCGACCACCGGCACCAAGGTGCGCACCCATTCCGGAATCACCGCGTCCGGACGCCAGGAGGCCAGGTTGATGGGGTAAACCAACTGGAGCATATAACTCTCCAGCGCCGTCGGCACCGCGATGAAGCGTGGAATCAGGTTCAACGGAGTGCCCTGCGGCCCCTTCTGCATCCGCATGGCGGCGCGGCCGGCACCCAGAGCCTCGAGCGGCTCCGCGTTGGTCGCGTTCGGGTTGATGCTGCTGGTGGCGCCGGTCAGCAGGTTGCCGTGAGCGGCGTGGAACAGGGTCGTGGAGGTTTTGTCGCCCGCATAGATGGCGGCCGGATTGGAAGTGATGATACCCCAGACGGTGTTCGATTCCAACTGCGCCGCGGCCACGCCGAGCAGTGCCGGAACGCGGGTGAACGCCTGCAGGTCGTCGTTGATGATGACCTTGCGGGTGAGCGCCACGATCTCACCGAACGTGTTCAGCGAGTAGCTGATGTTGTTGTCGGTCAGGTTCGCCCGGTGGTACTCGCCCTTTTCATTCAGCTTCTGGAAGGCGGGCGCATCGGAGAGTTGCACGCGGTTGATGGGCTTGAAGTCCTGCGCGGTGACCTGGCGGCAGAAAGGCTGGAAGGTGCGCGGATAAGCCTCGTAGGCCTGGCGCATGGTCTTGTTGGCGACGTTGGCCAGGATCGCCGGGAAGTCCGAGGTCGACTCGGAGCCGCCCATGAAGAACTCGGCGCCGCGCGAGGGAGCCTGCAAGGCCAACTCCGCGATGCGCGTCACGTCCATGCCGCGCGGGTTGATGCCGCGCAGTTGCAGGGCCTCCTTGGCCATCTCGATGAGCTTGAAGGTGCGGTACTCCCGCGCCATCTCGACGGCCCGTTTCTGCTGCTCGGCGCCGCAGCCGTCCAGATACTCCGAGGTCCCGGTATGGCGGGCCAGGAAGAATTGCGGGTCCGAGCGCAGGAGCAACGCCATCTGCATGCAGGCGAGGTGTTGCTCCTGGCCGTCGCGAGTCACCGAGGCTTGCTCGCCGCGGATCACAAACTCGTTGCCCTTCGCGTCCTGTTTGCCTTTTTGTTCAAGCTGGGCAAACAGTTCCTTGCGGGCCTGATCGACGGAAATGCCCTTGGCGATGAAATCGCTGATGACCGTGCCGTCGATGCCATATCTGGTTGCGGTCAGGTTCAGCGCTTGAATTTCGCTGACGCGCTGCCGTTCGGCCTCGACCGCCTCGTCGCGCGCGGCGGCCAGAGCCTGTTCGTCGCTACGGGCCTCTGTGCCCGTCGCCTGCGTGGGTTGCTCCATAGCAGGTTTCTCCTTTTGTGGGCTGGTTGCCCGTAGTGAATCGGCCGCACCGGGATTCTCCGGCGCGGAGGCAATACTTTCCCCGCTGGGTTCGGCACTCAAGAAGCAGGTACTGAAATCGGCGGGAACCGTGCACGGGGAGATTTCAAACGGCTCCCAATCGGTGGCCTTGAACATGCCGATTTCTTTGTCGTTCGCGTACGGCGGTTTGCCTTCCGGCATGCCTTCGGCTTGCGCGTCGACTTTTTCGCGCTGGTAGATCCAGGTGCCGAAGCTGAGGTTCTGGAGGATTCCACTGGAAGCTTTGCGGAACATCTCGGCTCCGTCCGGATCGCCGAGGTCGAACTGCAGCGTGGCCATGCCTTTGTCGCCGTTGGGCCAGGCGCGGCGGACAACACCGACCTGGGCCCGCGTGCCGACCTTGCCCGCGATAATCGATTTGAAATCGTCGCCGGTGAAGTGGGTGTCGAAAACGGGCGCGCCGTTGTTCAGGCGGTCGAAGCGGCAGCCCTGCATGTCGAGCTTGAGCATGTAGGGTTCGCCGGTGGCACGGTCGATCCTCGGGACGGATGCCCCGCTATACCAGACCACGTCGATGGTGCCGTCCTTGGCGTTAGCGGTGCTGGGCACGACCTGGGCGTCAGCAGAAAATACCTCCGCGTCAGGATGCTCCTCGGGCGGCTTCGAATCCGCGGCGGTCATCGTCTCTGGTGGCTTCGAATCCGCCGCAGCCGTCGCATCGGGTGGCTTCTGCGCGGTGATGTCCAACACTTCGGTTTGCAATAACGGCATAGGTGTCGTCCTCACTTCACCGCGTTGACCGCGATGTAGTCGTTCTCGCCCAGTTTCTTGAGTTGGTAGAGTTGCTGCTGCAGCCAGGCGATGTGGCCCTTGAACTTGTCGTCACCCTCGCGGTGCCATTTGATGAGGTGCTGGGCGAAGTGGAAGTTCGACATGTCGCCGGCGTCGTAGCACTGCCGGCAGAGATCGGTGAACCGGGCGACAGCCTCCTGTTCGGCCGCAAACGCATCGTTGAGGATTTCGGTGACGCTGTCGTGCGTGGCGGCGGGCTTCGGCGCGATCGTGGGTGCACCTTCGAGGAACAGCAGGCGGCTCACGAGGCACTTCATGTGGTCCTCGCACTGGTCTTTCATCTGCTTCAAGCCGTCTGCCAAATCCAGGCCCAGTCGCTCCACATCGCGCTGGTCGAGAAGATACTGGATCATCAACGAGCTTTCGATAGCTATTGCCTCTTGCAGACCCGTCATGACCTGCGGGTTTCCCTTCATGAAACTGTTCTCCTTTTCTCTTAGGCGGTTTGGTTGGTACGATACATATGGGAGGCACTATGAAGCACCAGACACGGCAGCCGGACGAAGCGCCCCAAGCTCCGCCCTTTGCGCCGCCTTCGCCCCCCTCTATGATCGATTCCGTAACGCTTCAACTCTTGCGGGACTGGCGGCTCCAGGACGCCACCGACGACCCGGAAGAAATTCGCGCCGCGGAGCAAGAGTTGGCCGGGTTTAAGAAAGCGATGAACGCGAACCGGATCCTCGCCGGCGAGCCGCTCCTTTATCCGTGAACCGATTCCTCTTCCTGGATTCCGGCCCGCTTGGTCTCCTTACTCATCCGCAACGCAGCGCGGAAGTGATTGCCGTTTCCGAGTGGCTCTCCCAGTGTCTGCTGCATGGAAGCCGAGTCATCGTGCCCGCAATCGTTTACTACGAATTGAAGCGGGAACTCCTGCGTGCCAAGAAGACTGCCAGCGTCGGCAGGCTGGATGCTTTCGTCGCGGCAACGGCCGAGCGCTACCTGCCGCTCTCCGACGGAGCCCTGGTCTGGCGGCCGAACTCTGGGCGCGGGCGCGGCAAGAGGGACGCCCCACCGCCGAAGCAACATCACTCGATATCGATGTCCTGATCGCGGCCCAGGCTCTTTCGTTCGGCGCATCTTCCGAAGCCGTGGTCGCGACCACGAATCCGAAGCATCTGGCTCAGTTTGTCACCGCGAAACACTGGAACCAAATCCGTCCGTGAGCCACCGGCGCTGTTCCGGTCAACTGTAGACGCGCGATGTGCAACCCGGACTGCTTTGCGTCCGCGTCATTCCGGCAACGAGCAGTTCCTTCACCATGCCCAAGTCTTCTTCCGACAGCGCGGCGAAGCCCTGGCCCTGCGATTTACCCTGCGCGGGCTTGCTGCTCGGCGTGCGCTCTTCCGTGCTGGCCGGCTGTTCCTGGCCACGGAGCGTCGTATTGCGCGGGTCGGCGTCGAGGATGATTTCGAGCTTGTCTACCAGCTTATTGAAGAGCGCGATCTGGTCAAGCTGCGTGGTGGGATCGTAGCCGTTCTCCAGCACCGCTTCGAACCACGTCTTCCGGCCCATGCGGACGTCCTTCAACACGGCTTCGGCGTCTTTTACCGGATCGACGGACTCGAACCGCGGCGCGGTCCACTGAACCGAGCGCAGCCGGGTTTTCGGATCTCTGGAAACAGACTGCGGAATCTTACCCTGCAAGACCAGCGTGTCGATGAATCGCCGCCACACCGGCATTGAGAACAGCGGGATCAAAGTAAGCCAGCGGTACGCTTCTACGGTGTTGCGGAAGCCCAACATGCCGCCGCGCCAGGAGGAGTAATTCACTTGCGACATGTCGCCGGTGCCGAGTTCATAAGGCAGGCCAATCCCGGCCATGATCCCCTGCAACTCCGTCATCTTGTATTCGCGGTAGCCGCCCGCCGCCGGAGGGTTGTTGAACTTCACCGCCTGGCCCGGCTTCAGGTACTCGACCATCCCCGGCTGAAATGTCTCGACGGGAGCTTTGCTCGATGGATCGGTGCCGGCCAAACCCAGCGGATCGCCATCAATACCCTCGGGCTGCTCGACGAAAGCTGTAACGCAGGCTTCGATCTTTTTCCGGACCCGTTCCGCATCGCAGTAATCGTCCAAATCCCGGAGCGCCATCATCACGGGCGCGAGCCACGGCACGCCGCGGACTTGGCCCGGCCTGAGCACGCGGTACGTGTGCATGATCTGATCCGCAGGCACGGGCTGGCTCACAATGCCGCCGCGCGGATTCAGGATCAGAACGCCACCCGGGTGATACGAGAACAACCAGTAGGCGACGCGCCGCCCAAGTTCGTCAAACTGCACGCCCTCCATCACGTGGCCGTTGACGAGGCCCATCGTGCGCGCCTGGTCCAGAAAATCGGCTTCGAGCATTTGAAGCTGCAAGGGCACGCGCAGGCCCGCATCGGCCGGACGCGGCCGGAACCGTGCGATGGCTTCACCGCTCTCAGCCATGGTCCGAACGGTCAACGTCTGCATGCCATAAAAGTCGAGGCGCTGTGGCGTGTCACACTCATCCGCGAAAAACGACCACTCGGTATCGATGATCTTGTCGAGCGCGGTATTGCCCGTCTTGGCCTTGGGCACGATGCCCGTCCCGACCACATTGCCGGCCAACTCTTCAATCGCGCGCGCGGCATAAGGACTGTTGCGGACGAGTTCCCGGCTCCGGTTGCGGAGCCAGATAAGGGACCCCATCAACTCGACGTTGGCGTCGGTCGAAGCGGCAAACCAACCGTAGGCGCGCCGCCCCGCCGTGGCGCCGTCGTATTGGAACCGTTGCGCGTGCCGCTGGAGATACCCCTCAGTCAGTTGGAGCGCCACCCGGCTCCGCACCCGCTGGAGCGCCGTTTTCGGCGACACAACGCTAATGGCTTTATCGAGAAGATTCATTTCGATTTGCGGCTCAACCGGGCGGGCCTGGTATTGCTAAGATAATGCTGCGAGCAGAATTCTGATGAGGAAGCAATACGACTTTTCGCAGTCCCGTAAGAATCCCTACGCTAAACAACTCAAGCGGCAGATCACCATCCGCCTCGATGCCACCACCGTGGATTACTTCAAGCGAATGGCGGCCGAGATGGGGATGCCCTATCAGAACCTCATGAATCTGTTTCTGAGAGATTGTGCCGTCCAGAAGCGCCGCCCAACGATCCAATGGCCTGAAGAAGCGCCCCGGCGGCCGGCCACCGCTCGATCAAAATAGCCGATCCTCTCTCACCACCTGTCGTACAGCGTCGGCCCCGTAGGCCCATCCCCGCGCTTGTGCTGCGCGAACCGGACGCGATTCCCGGTCTGCCCGCTAGCCTTCCGGATGTCTTCCTCAATCTCGGCCTTGGCTTTGCGGAGTTCGTCCACCGTGCGGTAGGTCACTTCGCGCCCGTCGGGGAAGCGCACTTTGAGCGTGGGGTTCCCAAGCGCCTGATTGATGGCGTCCAGGTTCGCCTGCAACTGTTGAATCGTTAGCGCCATGTCAGTTTCTTTCGAACCACTTCCGCCGAGGTATCCACGGCTCTTCGCGCTCAGCCCGTGGCTTCGGCACCTCCGGCGTAGGCTGTGCCGCGACTGGGGCGGTTGCCTGCTTCCGCCGCGCGCTCACCATCAAGGCGAACCGGTCACAGTGGACCGCCAACTTCAAGCCGCTGGCGTACAGAGCGTGCAATGCCGCATAAGCGTAGTTCCGCGCGTCGAGTGCTTCATTCCTGGCGTTGGCCGGCTTCTTCCATTCCTGTTTCGGGAAGCCGTTGTGATACCGCGTGTACTTCTTCTCCGCGGTGAGCTGCTCGAAATACTCCAGATCGCGCCCCAGCGGGAAGTGGCAATAGCCAGCACCTGGCTTCTGAATCTTCAGGCGGTCGTAGATAGCGGTCTTGGCTGCGTCCACGCCCACCATGAAAAACGGCGTGTGGTTCTTCCGGCTGGGCGTTCGTGGCCAGATCGGCGACTCGCCCGCGCGCCCCTTCGTGGCATAGACACGCCGGTTGTAGCGGTCGCGGGTGAAACCCAGCACCGTTGCATCCTTGAAACCGCAATCGATGCACGCCGCTACAATCCGCATGGGCAGGCCGGAGGCGTGCAAGCACTCAGAGAGAAGCAGGCAATCGAGATGTTCCCAAACCTCGCTGCGGTTAACGTCGCCGGGGATCACGTGATAGGCGACCGACCAGGATTCCTCATCGCGGCCCCAACCCACAATCTCCATCTCCAGCCGGTCGGCCTGGACGTCCACGCCGGCGGTGATCAGCGCCACGCCTTCTGGGACCTCGGCCTCGAACGGCTCGCAGCGGTTCCACAGCGCGTGGGCGTCGGTGGGAGTTTCATAGTTTTCCTCCCACAGATCGGCCAGAACCGTGTTCTTGAAGGCCTTCAGCGTTTCGGGCGACTTCTTTGCCGCCAGAAACTCTTTCGCAATCTCTCCCCAGGACTTCTTTGGTGAGATCAACTGCGACACCCGGAATCCCGGAATCAGCGACAACGGATTCGCAGCCCGGTACTCGCCGCGTTCCACCATCGAAGCTTTCTGATGGTGGGGAATCAACTCCTGACACCCAGCGCAACGATACATCGCCTCTTCGGCTTTTCCCTCTGGCCACACCAGCCCCGGTCCGGTCCCGTCACCGAACGCCAGCACTTGGTAGTGCCCGCACTTTGGGCAAGGTACAAAGTAATCTCGCTGGTCGCTTTCGAGCCAGGCCAACTCAATCCGGCTGATGCCCTTGATCGTAGGCGTCGACGCCATGACGATCTTCTTGTTGTGCTGGAATTCCGATGTGCGCTGGATGGCCAGCGACACCGGATCGCCTTCGCTGCCGGCGCTGGCCGGGTACCGATCCACCTCATCAAGCAATACATACCGGATCGGCCGCATGGCCAAGCCAGAGGGCGAAATCGCCCCGGTAAATGTGATGTGCCCCGCGCCATTCGCCAGGACCTTGTGCAGCGTCGTGTTACTCGAATCCCGCGACTTGACGGGTGCGATCTTTCCCCGCAACACCGGTGTAGCCCGGAACATGGGCGCCACGCGATCCTTGGACAGCGCCTTCGCATCCTCCGCGCGCGGCTCCACCAGCAGCACCGGCCCCGGATCGACGTCGGCGATGAAGCCGAGAAAATTGAGCAGCACCTCGGTCTTCAGAAGCTGCGCTGCCGACCACAGAACAGCCTGCCTGCAGGGATGGCTCGGGCTGAGCACATCCATTGGCTCGCGCTGGTAAGGCCGCGTGCGCCACTGGCCCCGCTCGGCCGCCGCGCCGCCGGTGAGCACACGATTCTCGTCCGCCCATTGCGAAACAGTGATGTCGCGTGGCGGCTCCATCACTGCCGCCCCGATTTCGTGGATAGAGAAAGGTTGCATCATTAGAGACCTGCGTCCGCGATCGCCTTTGCCAGCTTGCGGCGCAATGCCGTTACCTCGGCGCTCAAAAGCTTGTGAACCACGCTCTCCTCGGTCGTTGATGCGACCAGGGGCGTTACTCGATCCGGCCAAGCCGAAAGTGCATCGCCGACGATCGCCGAAAACTGAGCGGCGTATTCCCCGGCCTTGGTAGCTTCGATCAACTTGCCGGCGCGCTCCTCATATTCCAGTTGGGCCGTGCGCGCCTGGAAGCTCTCCTTAACTGCCCGCGCACGCAGGTATGCGGCAACCGGATCTCCCGATGCTGCCGGAGGCTCATGGACCGGCGCCGGTGGAATCCGCTCGCGCGAAGGCGCTTTCGGCGCTCGATCGACGGTTTTGCCAGCGAATGTGTTTTTGGCCCATTCCCGGTTAGCGCGCTCGGGATCAATCGTGCCGTCCGGCAGCGTCGTGATGCGCTTGCTGGCGATGGCTTTCTGAACCGCCGTCAAACTGCACCCGCGCATCCGCGCGTATGCCCGAAGAGAGATGCCCATCATTGAACCTTTCCGGTGGTTTTGTCTGAATCTTTCCCTTGCTTTCCCGTGCGACCCGAGTGATGAATCGAAGGGCAATGAAGAAGCAAGAGATCCAGACCGGATCGACTTACATCGCCAAGGTCAGCGGAGTGCTGGCCCAAGTGCGCATTACCGGCGAGTCGCCGTATGGCGGCTGGCACGGAACCAACCTAACCACCGGGCGCGCAGTTCGCATCCGGGGGGCTGCCCGCTTGCGCCGCCCCGCCAACCAGCAATAAAGAGGAGACCACCATGACACTTTTCACCCTTGACGCCGACAACAACATCACGGCATTTACGACCCCGGAGGACGCCGCCGAAGCCGTCGCCACCGGCGAGTTGCACTTCGCCAGCCAAAAGGAGCTTTACAAGCTGGCCGCCGAGTGGCCCGGATCGCGCCTTGTCGCGATTTGGAACGGCTTTGCCGGAGTCGCGCCCTTTGATTCCCTGAAGCCGGTCAAGAAGTTCACCGACCGCAACCAAGGCGTCTCCCGCATCTGGAACGCCATCCAGAAGCTCGCCCCCAACGCCAACGACGCGCCACAGGGCGCCCCCGTCGCGCCCGAGGCGGCTGCCGCCACCAAGGACGCCACCGCCCAGAATAAGGCGCCCAAAGCCAAAAAGGGCGCGAAGGACGCCAGCCCCAAGAAACAGGCCAAGCCAGCCGGCAACAAAGCCGCCAAGGAGCCGCGCGAGGGCAGCAAAAAGGCCATCGTGATCGCCCTCCTGGAGCGTAAGGGCGGCGCGACGATGGCCCAGATCGCCAAGGCCACCGACTGGCAACCACATTCGATTCGCGGATTCATCTCCGGCCAACTGACCAAGAAGATGGGGCTGGTCGTCGAGTCCATCAAGAATGAAAGTGGCGACCGCACTTACAAACTCGGAAAGTAACAGGCACGCCTCGCTCCAAACCGGCCGCTCGGAAACGGGCGGCTTTTTTACGGCCTCTCGCGATTATCCCCTTGCAATTCGGACGCTCCAGAGTAATTCATGTTCAAGGAGACGAGCACAATGGCAAACTACAAACCCAAAAGCCGGGACTGGAAGGTTGTGAAAACCACGCTCACAAACCATGGCGCGGTCCAGTGGGCCAGCCTTTCGGAGGGTTCGGCGCGGGTCCAGCACAAGCCAGCCACCCGGACGGAGGCTGAACAGATTTTGATCGAATCGGTGATCGACGGCCAACTCTGGCGCAGGATCAAAACGCCAACCGGCTGGACGCAAGCCCAGCCCATACCGACGACGCCAGAGTTCCAACACTTCCAACGCTACCCACACTACTGACACGCACACCAAACCCGCCCGCGCCCGCCCGGTCCTGGCGGGCCATCGACGGCGACTACCGCCTGGCTACCGAGTTCGACGCCGCCAAGCTATAGTCACTTGCGGTGGACGCCGCCAGCCAACCGATGACCCCACTTCAGGGCCATTGGCGAAGAAATGCGACGGACGCACCCTCACGCAGAGATCATCCGCAGTCAAGGCGTTGCCCTATGTGGAAAGATGGTCGAGAACGGAGTGGCGTCAAGCCGGGCCCTCCGTTCCAGTCATTGGTGACGGATGCTATTCAGTCCGTGCCTTCGTAGGTTTGATAGTTCAATTAGCGCCAGAACCAGACTGTAGATCGCAAGCGACGTAAACAGGAGCAAGGAAAAGCCGCGCGAACCATTCGTCCAAGCCACGAGTGCCATCGTCGTGCTGAGCAAGCAGCTGATCATCAGCCCTATAAGACGTTTGAACCTTAAGTGCGCGACGAAAGACACCAGCGACAGCAACAAAACGAAATCCTCGATGACGAACTCGCTCCGGAAAATGGGTGGCCCGCCGATGGCCCGCCTCGCAACGATCAAGACAATCGTTAAGAGCGCCAGTTCGGCGTGTACAAACCGCTCATTCGGCATCGTGTGTACAGCAATATGGTACCGCCGCCAGTCCACTGATGGTCAATGTCATGAAAGCCCACATATCGTTTCCCACCGTCGGTCAACGGGAGTTGGAGAGCGATTGTGGCCAAAATCGGACGTAGGTTAAAACCCCGGTGCATATCATCGCCGCGATCTGGTAGACAAGCATCTGCCATGAAATGCCGGCGGTCCGTCCTAGTTTCATGGCGAACCACATCTTGCCGGTAATCTCGTCCCAGAGGCCCGGAATATAGTAGGCCCATAGCGCCAGTGTCGTCAGAAAAGCTATCGGCGCGGCGGTCGGAACTCGGGTCAACTCGAGAAGGGCTGCAACAAGCAATATAATCGCCAACGACAGAGCGATGTAGCCGAGGACCGGTATTCGAATTTCGGGGAGTGGTCCGTATTGGGTGATGGCCTTTGCGACTGCCCGACCCCTGAGCAGTTTCATGACTTGACCACCTGGACCAAGTGCCGCAAGAACGCAGAGTACAGGAAGCGCACGGCTGAGATAGAGTTCAAGCCTCATTGCGAGAAATCATATCACGGCACTGTCCCACCCCGGGGCATTCGGAAACGAAAAACGGCGTTATCGCAGAATGACCCGCCAGCCGGGGTTCAGCTTTTCCGCTGGGCTTGACCGCCCGTGAACGCCTCCCATCGCTGCACAATAACGTCGCAGTACTTCGGACCAAAATCCATCACGCGCGCCTGCCGTCCGGTCTTCTCGCACGCGACCACCGTCGTGCCGGACCCGCCAAACGGGTCGAGGATCGTGTCGCGCGCCTTGCTGCTGTTCCGAAGCGCGCGCTCGGCTAACTCCACCGGCTCCATCGTCGGATGCTCGCGGTTGCTGGCTGTGTTTTTGTCTTCTTGAAGTTTATCGCATACCGATATACGATAGGCCCATGATCGCCAGTTTCAATAATGCCGAGACGGAGAAGATTTTCAACGGCCTCCGGTCCCGGCAGTTTGAGGCGATCGCCAAAACCGCTTATCGCAAGCTGGCCTTCCTGCACTCAGCTCGGACGCTCCTCGATCTCAAGAGCCCTGGCATGCAACTGGAGGCGCCCAAGAACGACCGTGCCGGGCAGCACAGCATTCGAGTCAACGATCGTTACCGGATCTGCTTCGTCTGGCAGGACGGCAAAGCCACCGATGTTGAAATCATGAACTACCATTGAAGAAGAACAACGCAATGACCATGAAGCCGCCGCATCCTGGCGAAACGATCAAGGAGGAATACCTCGTTCCTCTGGGCATGAGCGTCAACGCACTGGCCAAGGAACTTGGCATCGGCACCGCCCGCCTCAATGAGGTCGTTCGCGGCCGACGTGGTATAACCGCCGACACCGCGCTCCGGCTGGCTCGTTACTTCGGAACCACGCCACAGTTTTGGCTAAACCTTCAGACTTTCTACGATCTCCGGACGGCGCAACGAAAGTCCGGAAAAAACATCGAGCGTCAGGTCACGCCGCGCCGGGCCGCGTAGACTGCACTTCCATCTCCGCAAACGCCCTGCCGTCCTCGTGCGTGGCCTGCTGCCCCGTGAACTCCTCCCATCGCCGCACGATAACGTCGCAGTACTTCGGATCAAGTTCCATCACGCGCGCCTGCCGTCCGGTCTTCTCGCAAGCGATCACCGTCGTGCCGGACCCGCCAAACGGGTCGAGGATCGTGTCGCGCGACTTGCTGCTGTTCCGGATCGCACGCTCTACCAACTCAACCGGCTTCATGGTCGGGTGCTCCAGATTCGCCATGGGCCGCTTGATCGCCCAGACGTCGCCCTGGTTTCGGTCACCACACCAGAAGTGCTGTGTTCCTTCGCGCCAGCCGTAGAGGATCGGTTCGTACATGCGCTGGTAGTCCGACCGCCCGAGCGTGAAGTGATGTTTTGCCCAAATGACGAACGTGGACCAGTGGCCGCCGGCGTCAGTGAACGCACGGTAGAGCGTGTGCAGTTCCGACGACGACATGCAAACGTAGATGGCGCCCTTGGTCACCGCCAGGATGTTTTCGCACGCTTCGAACAGAAAGTTGTGGAACTTCTCACCCAGAGCGTCGTTGCCAATCTTCAGCTTCTTGGCGGTCTTGCCTTCATACGCCACGTTGTAGGGCGGATCTGTAAACGCCATGTCTGCGAGGCCGCCCGCCAGCACCTTCTCCACATCGCCCATCTGCGTAGCGTCGCCACACAGGAGGCGGTGCTCGCCGAGCACCCAGATGTCGCCCGGCACCGTGACAATGTGTTCCTGCTCTTCCGGAACGGCGTCGTCGTCGGTCAATCCGGCATTGGTCGTTTCCGGCTCGCGAAGCAGAGCTTCGAGTTCCTCGTCCGAGAAACCAACCACGTCCAGATCGAAGTTCTCCTCCTTGAGGGATTCGAGTTCCACGCGCAGCATCTCTTCGTCCCAACCCGCATTGAGCGCCAGCTTGTTGTCGGCCAGCACCAGCGCGCGCCGTTGTGCCGGCGTCAGGTGATCCAGGACGATAACCGGCACCTCGCCCATGCCGAGCTTCCTGGCGGCCGCCAGCCGCGCGTGGCCGGCGATGATCACGCCGTCGCCGCCGGCCAGGATGGGATTCGTCCATCCAAACTCCGCAATGCTGGCGGCGATTTCCGCCACCTGCGCATCCGAATGCGTGCGAGCGTTCCGGGCGTAAGGAATCAGCCGGTCAACCGCCCAGTAGTGAACCTGAAGGGAATCAGTGGCCATGGCCTGAGCCGGTCTTGACGTTATTGGGGCTGTCCATTTTTGGCATTCTGGTTCTGCTTCTTCCTGCCGTAGTACGGCCTCGGTCCGTTGTGTTTGATGGCGCGCGAATCCGCGGCCTTTGGGTTTAGCGCCTGATCCGCTGGGACGCCTCGCGCCGCCGCCACATCGACGAACGCCTGGCCCGTGGTTGCCAGCGCCGGCGTCAGGCCCGCCAGGTTTGTCATGCGGCGCGCAATGACGTCACAGTATGCGGGCGAGATCTCGCAGCCGTAGCCGTTACGCCCAAGCACATGGGCTGCGGCCATCGTCGTCCCGCTCCCCAAAAACGGATCGTAGACGGTATCGCCAGCGTCCGAAAACGCTTTCACGAAGAACTCAACCAGGGCGCGCGGAAATGGAGCCGAATGCGATCCCTGGCTGCTCTCGGTCTTGACCTCGATCACGTTGCTGGGCCGCGCGATGCCTTCGTGCTTGCCATCCACCAGCTTGCGGCGCATGTGGCCCCAAGCTTCCGATCCTTTCGGAGGCAATGACGCCGATGCTCCGCGCGGTCCGGTGCCCAGCAGCCCGCTGCCCGATCTCGATGTCGGATTGTCCGGCGAATAATCGAAGCAATCCGCGGAGGCGTGCCCCACCGCTTCAGGGTGGAATTTAATGTTCTGCTGGCGGCACAGGTGGAACACAGGTTCCCAGGCGTTTTTGAAACGGTTATTCCAGCCTCCAGGGACGCCATTATCGGTCTTCCGCCAGCAGAACTCGTCAACGAAGCGCCAGCCCCACTGCCGCTTGTGGGCCAGCACCAGGTCCTTCACGTAAAGGCTGCGCTCGCCGTCTTCTGCGTGCTCTTTGATGTTGAGAAGGTAGGAACCGTCCGGCTCCAGAATACTTTCGATCCCGGAGGCGACCGCGCGAAACCATTCCACGTACTGGTCCGGCGGTACGGGCTTGAAGCCGCTCGATGGATCATACTCGCGCTGCGTGGCATAGGGCGGTGACGTGATCGCGACGTTCGCACGCACGCTGCCGAATAACTCGTTGACGACCGCCATGTCCCGGCAATCGCCGCAGATCAGGCGGTGCGGGCCGATCAGCCACACGTCTCCGGCTTGGGTGACGGGCTGAACGGGCGGCTCGGGGACTTCTTCGGCCGCTTCATCCGGCTGATCTGGTGGCTCAATTGGGCCCAGTAATTCGTCAAGTTCGTCAACAGAAAAACCAACCAGATCCAGGTCAAAGCCGTCCTCCTGAAGTGAAGCCAACTCCGTGTGCAGCAACTCCTCATCCCATCCCGCGTTCAACGCCAGCTTGTTATCGGCGATTACCAGCGCCCGCTTCTGAGCCGGCGAAAGATGATCCAGGACGATTACCGGGACCTCGGCCATCCCCAACTTCCTGGCGGCCAGCACGCGCGCGTGGCCGGCGATAATCACCCCGCCCGCATCGACCAGGATGGGGTTTGTCCACCCAAATTCCTGGATAGACGCCGCCACCTGGGCGATCTGCTCATCCGAATGTGTCCGGCTGTTCCGGGCAAACGGAAGAAGCTTCTCCACCAGCTTCATCACGATCTGGGTTGGGATATTCATTTCCCGAGATTGGGCAGGGATCGAACTTGCAGCCGCTGGAATTCGAGTCGAATGTGGCCGTCTCTCCGGCCTGTCACGCCCTGGAACTCCGGCGTTCGATGAGAGCCGTCTTTCCGGCTGTCAACGCCTCAACGCTGGCGTCGCGCTCCTCGCTATGCGCAGGGACGAATAGTCCTGGCTACCCATGCGCCTGAAAGCAGGAAAAACATCTGGTCGCGGAAGCAAGAATCGAGCCAGCGCGGCTCCGCGTCGTCCGCGATTTTTGGCCTGGTTGTCACCCTGAATCGTGCCGATTGGGAGTGACGGTCCGTAGATTCATCAACTTAGCTGGGCTGACAACCTGGGGTGACAACCCGCTTTGACAACCCTAACTAGGCAGATTGCGCAGTGGGGCAACGCGCGGCCGCCGCGCGAGGATCAGGTCCCGTGAATCGGGGTGGGCTGCCGGTCTTCCTCGTGTCATTCCACTCCCACCAGAAACGCTGCTGCGTTTAGACATGTCGGCGCAGGAAGCTCACTTTGACGGGCTTCGCTTCCCTCTTTTGAGCCCAAGCCCCGGCCGGCCACAGGGAGGAGGAGTGGCCGGCGCGTGGGGCTTTTTCTTCGGGCTTGCCGTATAAAATCGAGGAATGGGCGGCTTGAGCGCCCAGCAACTCAACGTATCGGTCAATCGCTCCCGGAAGTGATACTTCGTCCCGAACATCCAATCCGGAAAACGCGGCGTTACGTACAGTTGGATGAACTTTCGACCGCCCTTCGGTTTGCGTCGCTTGCCGCATCGGGTCCGCAGCAGATCGCGCGCCTCCTGCTCGGGGACGGTAAAGAGGAAATTGCCAGATCGGTCACGAACATCGAGGTTCTTCATGCAGCGACCGCATTCTCAGCAGCGTCGCCATTGCGAATATCTGCCCAGCGAGCCGCGCGTTCTGCCTCCCATTCGTTATGGCGGGCTTTCAACTCACCGACGGTTGCGGAGAAGAAGGGATCGTAGGGGACGGGATCGAAGTTCTCCTGTTCGCCCATGGCCCGTTCAGCGGCGTGCTCCAACTCCTCGCTGTCCACTGCAACCATGCGCTCTTCGTGGTCAAGGAAACGCACCAGCTGGGTTTTGACGTGCCGACCAGCGCGCTCGCGAAACTCGGTCTCGCTGCACCGGCCACGCCGCCGCCTTGCGAACCGGAGCGCCGAAAGCTCCGCTTCCTGGTCCAAGTCATCGCTCAGCCCGCACCGGGCCGCTCGCAGAGCAAATGATCCTGCCACCAT